GCGCGAAATGGCCAAGGCTGCTCCGCCGGCGCCCAAGCTGCCCGAGGTGCCGCTACCTGCCAAGGCCTCGCCGCCACCGGCGCCGAAGGTTGATCAGTCGTTTTCATTCTCGCCAACCATCAAGCTGGATGTGCAAGGCGATGTGAAGGATCCGGCCCAGTTGCTGCGTGAGATGGAGGGCGGTGTGCGCGGGCTGTTTGACGCCTGGCAGCGCGAGGTGGCAGCGCGCACGGCCTCATCCCAGTTGTTCGATCAACCACACGTTTAAGGAGGGCCTATGGCCTACATGGAACAGCTGGAGTCGTCACTGTCCAGCCTGGTTGCAGCGGGGGAGGCCGGCCGGAAAAGCGCCGACGGCATGCTGGTACCGCTCAACGGCGCTATCAGCAGCATTACCGGTGCCGCGTCCGAACTGGAGAGCATCCCGTTTCTACCGCCCGAGCTGGGCGCCAAGGCAGGCCGACTGGTGCGCAGCATCGGCGTTGCGCAAGCCCGTGTCGGGCAGGTGACGTCGATGTACAGCCGCGGCGTATCGGGCATCAGTCAGGTGCAAGAACGCTTGGCACGTTCAAGCAGATGGCCAGCAAGGTGTCGTCGGAGGTCGGCCGGGTGGCTGGCAAAATCAGCCCCTCGCTGTCCAACATCCTGCCCAGCGGCGGGCTGTTGGCATCGGCTACGCCGACGCCGGAGGCTGTGGCGCCGTTCCCGCACCTGTTGATCATCCAGCCGCATGAACCCAACGCCCAGCCGTATTACTTCAACCTCGGCACGGCCGCGTTTGACGAGCTGCGCCGGCAGGCGTCGTTTCGTTGGGCGGGGCAGGAGCGCCTGCGCCGCAGCGTGGCGCAGCAGGCCGTGGGCCTGGGTGAAGAAAAGATCACGCTCAAGGGCGCGATCTTCCCTAACCACAAGGCCGGGCTCAAGCAGCTCAACGCCTTGCGTTCCATCGGCCGCAACCTGCGGGCGTTGAACCTGGTGACGGGCTACGGCGAGGTGCTGGGCGACTGGTGCCTGGTCAGCATCGAGGAGGAACAAAGCCACCTGTTGCCGGGCGGCATCCCTCGAAAACAAGGCTTTACCCTGGAGTTTGTGAGCTATGGCAACGACCTGCAGAACGTCTGACGGTGATCTGCTCGATGTGATCTGTCAGCACCATTACGGACACCTCAACGGCACGGTCGAGGCCGTGCTCGATGCCAACCCGGATCTGGCCAGGCAGGCGCAGCCATACCGCGCCGGCCTGCTGATCCTGCTGCCGGCCCTTCCGGCGCCTGCAGTCGAGCTGCTGCAGCTGTTCGGCTAACCCGCGTTACGCGTAACGGACCCCGCCAAGTACGGGGTTTTGCATTTCTGGAGCCCTGCATGAAACCCACGTATCAAATCGTCGCGGATGGCAGCGACATTACCGCGCTGATCAATGACCGGCTGTTGCTGCTACGCACCTCGGACAAGCCCGGCATGGAGTCGGACGAGTTCGAGCTGCGCATTGACGACCGCGACCAGGCTGTTGCGCTGCCGGCACGCGGTAGCAACGTCTTGGTCATGATGGGCTACGAGGGCCAAGGGCTGACCCGCTTGGGCGCGTACACCGTCGACGAGGTGGAATTGAGCGGGCCGCCCGACACCATCGTGATTCGCGGCAAGGCCAGCGACATGCGCGGCAGCGGCAAGACCGTGCGTAGCGGCAGCTGGGAGAACGTGCCGCTGTCGCAGATCGTTGGCGAAATCGCCAAGCGCAACGGCTGGGAGGTGTCTTGCCCGGTCGACACCAAGGTCGAGCGCGTCGACCAGCGCAATGAGTCGGATTACAACTTTGTCACCCGCCTGGCCAAGCAGTACGACTGCACCGCCAAGGTGGCCGAAAGCAAGCTGCTGGTCATGCCGCGCCAAGGCGGGCAAAGCACCACCGGCAAGGCGCTGGCGGTCATCACCATCAACAAGACGGACGTTTCCCGCTATCAGTTCCGCCTCGGTGATCGCAACTCGCAGAAGGCGGTGAAGACCCAGCACCAGGACCCGAAGACGGGCAAGTTGCAGGTGGTCGAGCTGGCCAACGACGAGTCGCCGGACGGCCTGCCGCCGGTGCACACCGACCGTCATGTCTACCCCAACAAAACCGCTGCCCAGCAGGCCGCCAAGCGCGCCTGGCTGCGTTCAATCGCAGCACCGCCGGCGTGCGGCTGGAAATGCCCGGCCGCACCGACCTGTTTGCCGAACGCTCGATCAACGCCCAGGGCTTCAAGCCGGGGCTCGATGGCGAGTACCTGGTGGACGGGGTCGAGCAGGTATTCACCCAGTCCGGCTGGACTACGACCGTGGAGTGTAACGGCGGCAAGAAGGGCAAGGCCAAGGCCTCGGGCAAGAAAAAGAAAGACACCAAGCCGCTCAAGGTTGAGCAGCTGTAACCCCACGGCCGCATGCGGCCTTGATTGGAGACCTCAATGGCTATCTCAATTCAACAGCTTCAAAAGATCCTCCCTAGCGCCGGCTCGAAAGCCGGCGTTTTTGTACCCGGGCTCAACGCTACCATGGGCAAGTTCGCCATCATCACGCGCCTGCGCATGGCCGCGTTCCTGGCGCAGATCGGGCATGAGTCAGGCCAGCTGCAGTACGTGCGCGAGCTCGGTAGTGACAAGTACCTGTCGAAATATGACACCGGCCGGCTGGCAGAGCGCCTGGGCAACACGCCTGAGGCAGATGGCGATGGCCAGCTGTACCGTGGTCGTGGGCTCATCCAGGTGACGGGCCGGGACAATTATCGGGACTGCAGCGAGGCCCTGTTCGGAGACAGCCGGTTACTCAATACCCCGGAGCTGCTAGAGCAGCCGGTGTACGCCTCGATGTCCGCCGGCTGGTTCTGGCAGAAAACGGGCCTGAACAGCTTGGCCGACAAGGGTGACATCCTGACCATCACCAAGCGGATCAACGGCGGTACCAATGGCCTTGAGGATCGCCAAGCCATCTACAAGCGAGCGCTCGAGGTGCTGCAGTGAGCGCCTGGGCCGTTCGCCTGGTGGTCGTGGTAGCGCTGCTGGCCGCTTGCGCTGGCGGCGCCCGGGCAGCGTGGGTGTGGCAGGCCAACGCCTATAAGGCGCAGCTCGCCGATCAGGCCGATGGCTTCGGCAAGCAGTTGGCGGAGAAGGACCGTGCACACGGTCGTGAGCGTGAGGAGGCTGCTGCAGCGGCGCTCAATCAACTGGCAGAGCAGCAGGGTGCGCGCCTTGCCCTGGAGGCTCGTCTGCAGGATCAGATCAAAACGCACTGGAAGGAAATGAATGATGCTCAACAAGTTCAGGCTCGTCTGCGTGACCGGCTTGCTACCGCTGATCTGCGGCTGTCAGTCCTTGTCGACGCCGGAACTTGCCGGCCCGGGTTGTGACGGTGGGCTGCGAGAAACCGCCGGCACCGGAGGCGTGGTACATGGCGCCGTACGCGCCCAACTTGACCGAGCGCATGCTCAACGAATTGTCGCCATCACCGACGAAGGCGACCGGGGGCTGATCGCGTTGCAGGCCTGCCAGGCCTACGTCCGCGAAGTCACTCGGTAGTAAAGAGGCGAGCCGGGACGGATGCGTCAACATCCAGCCCGGCCCGCCGAACCCGCAGACCCTTCCTGCAAGTCCAGCCGTGGCCTCTGCCTTGTGCACAAAGCGCGGCGAGCCTAACACCTGTTTATCCATACAGTAAAGACTTGCAAACCTATGACCTCGCCAATTATTCCCTGGATGGGTGGCAAACGCCGCCTGGCCGACCGCTTGATCCCTCTCTTTCCCCCTCATGAATGCTACGTCGAAGTCTTCGCCGGCGGTGCCGCGTTGTTCTTCATGCGTCCCCAGCCAGCCCCGGTGGAGGTGCTGAACGATCTCAACGGTGACCTGGTTACCCTGTATCGCGTGGTGCAGAACCACCTTGAGGAGTTTGTGCGCCAGTTTAAATGGGCGCTCAGCTCGCGGCAGATCTTCGAGTGGCAGAAGATGACACGCCCTGAGACCCTCACCGATATTCAGCGCGCTGCCCGGTTCTTCTACCTGCAGCAGCACGCCTTCGGCGGCAAGGTCACCGGGCAAACGTTCGGTACCGCCACCACTGGGCCGGCCATCAACCTGCTACGCATTGAGGAGAACCTTTCCGCCGCGTGGCAGCGCCTCGCCGGCACCTACGTCGAGAACCTGTCCTGGCTCGCCTGCGCCGAGCGCTACGATCGAGCACACACGTTTTTCTACATGGATCCCCCATACTGGCAGACCGCCGGCTACGGCGTCGACTTCCCCTTCGAGGAGTACGAGCGCATGGCCGACTTCATGCGTCGCTGCAAGGGCAAGGTGATGGTCAGCATTAACGACCACCCGGACATCCGTCGCGCCTTCGACGGCTTCCACTTTGAGTGCCTGGATATCCGCTACAGCAACACCAACCAGCGGCAGAGCAAGGCTGAGGTGACCGGCGAGCTGGTGATCATGAACTGGCAGCCATCATCGTTGGGCTCCCTGTTCTAAAACCACTGACCTTCCGAAGAGTGCGTGCACTTAGTTCTGACTAGCCACTTTTAGCCGATTACCAGGATTTTAAAAGGCGGTGCTCGGCTAAAGTGACTTGAAGATTGGTTTATAAACCAAGGTGTGCTCTAAATGATCCCATCTTCTTTTTGCAATTTTTGAATATGGGAATTCAATGTGCTTGCAAAAGCAGGGAGCGCATCGCTTGCAAAATTCCAATCAAATTTTAATAAAGCACTGCTCCAGCCTACGCTATAAACAATTCCGTCTTCATCGCTTTTCTTATTGCCGTGAGTTAACGTAAAGCTTTCTTGGTCAAAATGAGCGGCGTGCTTGTCGCGGTATGCTTTGGCATCTTCTATAAACTTTATAAAATTAATTTTGGTGTCACCAGAAAATGCTTCTGAAATTATTTTTTCGATGATTGGCTCCCAAAATGCTTTACTGTTCTTGGCAATTTCCCCTGTCCTTCCATAGCCAGCATTAAAAATAGTGCAAAACTTAATGATTATTTCTTCCGTAATGAGTTCATCAATAAGCTGGATGTCGTGAATATCAGGGAACAAGGATCCATGTACTTTCTCAAAATTATTTAAATCCTCTCCCTCTAGACGGAGTCCAGTTCTTAACCTCCTGCGTTCGGCATCATATAATTCGGTAATCTGCAGTGGCCTGCCAGTATTGTAGAACCGATCAACTCGTTTCATGAGCGCCAGAAGCTCTACAGCTCTATTGAGTGCTACTTGCCATAGGTACAGTCTGCCAAGTGTTTCTTTTGCTGTTAGCATTTTCCTTGCTCGCCATCCGTAACGAAAAATAAGTAATTTACGTCGAAGAAGTGCTCATGACTATGCTGGACTTTGTTCGTGGTGTTACTGATTGTGCAATGTCTACGGAGACACCTTTCGCATCCATCCATCCATCCATCCATCCATCCATTATTTCCTCATTCTGTTGAGCTGAAAGCTTGAGGCGCGATAACTGTCAATTGAGCAAAGGCTTTAACGTGTCCCGAGGCTACCTAATCTTTGGATAGCATGTCTAGATTCTGGTGCTGAATGAACGCTACGATCTCTGGAATTCCGCATCTGACCGATAGATACCTGCCATGACAGGCCAAATCGACTGACAACTAGCGTTCCGCTTGCGGGTCCGACTGCTATAGTGGCGCGGTTATTCTGAAGGCCGCCAACGGGCTTTATTACTCCGGAATGTGAGACAGCTAAGCGTGATTTACGATCACCTTTCCGATGCATGCGACCAATGTGATACTCTCAATTTTTCTAATACGTCTTGAAGGATGCTATGGGGCACTGCATATACTGTCGTGAAGAAAAAAGACGAAAAGGAATTTACACTGGAACACGTTATTCCGCAGTTCCTTGGAGGGGCACATGCACCGGATTTTTTGAAGACAAGAGACGTGTGCAATAGCTGCAACAGTAATCTCGGGTTATTTGTTGATGCTTCGTTCGAGAAAAACTGGATGGTCTCGAACTGGCTGCGTCAAGCGTCCTCGGCATTTTATGATAATAATAATCCAGTCGGGGTGTCACTCGTATGCATGGGCAACACTGACCTTTGTCCTCCCGGCCTTCCAGAGGGGCACGTTTGTGAAGTGTGGTTGGGGCCGCATGGTGAACAGATATTTTGGGTTCGCCCACACGACCAGAGATTGTCTGCGTACGTGGGCGGAAATCCTCGGACCATGAAGAGTATTGAGACAAGGGCGTATTTCTTATTTTCAGAAAATACATCCCGAGATCCGCTCAAGACATGGCTATCGTTTGAGCAAGCATTTTCCGGCCGGAGGGTGAAAAAGCTTCTGTGCGGCGAGGTTCAAGGCGCTGATCCGGCCAGTATTGGGTTCACGCAGCCGGATGACTTGGATCAAGCACGTATAGATTTTTTCAAATCTAGTACTGAGGGTGGGCGAGAGCTGAAAATGCAGGTCACGGTTAACCCAAGGTTTGATCAGCGATTCATTTGTAAGCTTGCAATAGGCGTTGCCTATTGTCTTTTCGGGCCTAAAGTTCTAGATTCAGTCTATAGTAAAGAATTGTACAAGGGGCTTTGGTATCGCAAAGATAATGAGGGTCCTGATGTTCGTGGTAGCACTTTATTTTCCCCAAAAGGTGATCCTAATTTCAATAGTCTTGTAGGTTTTCCCAACGCAGTAACCCTTGTCCTGCTCTTAAGTCAAGATGGCGTTGCAATAAATCTTAATATAAATTCGCAATTGAATTGGACTGTTCTGTGTGCATCCAATGAAAATTTAACGGCAGAAGATGTCGCGAAAATTCATGACGGACAAGTCTTGCTGCTTGTGCGCGCTCTTCAAGCGGGCATTTATCTTGATCTTCCCTCTTACCTCGCCTATAGGTCTGGAATCACTCTAAATTCAGAGCTGGATACTATCCTTGAGCGGTCCGAGAGAAATAAAAGATAAATTGAGTTTGACTTATGCTCATTCTGGCCACTCGAAGAGTGTGCTCTCAAGTAGCTTGTCGATTCGCTTACATAAAGTACGGGGAAATTTCTTAAAAAAGGCGAGCCGGGCAGCTGAATTAAAATCCGGCTGGCCCGGCTTGCCCTCGATCGCTCATTTACTCGATCAAGTGGTAGTCGCTTCTGGTTCTGGGGTCAGGTGTAGCTCCTCGGCAGTCATCAGAGCGCAGGGGCGGGTGCCCAGGGAAAAAAATGAGTCCTTCCGATTCAAGCGCAAAAGCGAGTGCCTGCATTGTGACGCGCCGCAGCTCATTTCCGAGCTCGACTCTGCGGATCGCTTCTGGTGAAACGCCTGAGCGAAATGCCAGTGCTTCGACGCTCCACTCCAGAGCTGATCGTGAAGGCTCACAATGCTCTGTATGGAAACCTAAGGGAAGGTCGGCGAAAAATTCTTCCATCTCCTTTGGAATCCCTTCTTCTTTACTCGGGATCGGAAAGCTAATGATGTCGGCCGTCATGATCACTACTCGCTATGCTGTACATTCATACAGTATAGCGCGGAATTCACCTAGAGCAATGGATAGGCTTCAAGGTAGGCTGCTGGGGTAGGCGGTGTGGTTAATATTAGATATATATTTCCATTCGTTAGGTAACCCCAAGGCCATCCTGATCTTCACCGCGTTCCTGCCGCAGTTCGTTACAGTCGGCAGCGCCACCCCGGTGAGCGAGCAGTTTCTGTGGTTGGGCGTGCTGTTCCTGCTGTTGGAATGGGCGGCCATTGCCCTCTATGCAGGCCTGGGTGCCTACATGCAGCGCTGGTTCAGCCAGCCTGGCCCGCGCCGCGTGTTCAACCGGGTCAGCGCCTCCCTGCTGGGCTGCGCTGGCCTCGGCTTGCT